CTTTAGCAAGCGCTTCGGTTACAGAAGATAAATTGCGACCTGTTCCGGCAGAAATATCCAGCGCTAAACTTTGTAAACGAATAACTTCATCAACATCTTTAACACTACGGAATAGTCGCTCGAATGATGGGCGAAGTTCATCATCGGTAACACCGACAGCAATAGAAGTCTGGTAAATATAATCTTCGACACTAGCGATCTGTGCCTCGGTTGCTCCGGTTACATTCTCTAGCGTGGCGGCGAGTTTAGCCTGAGCAGCTTCATCCTCTAGGGCAGCCTTTACGCCATCTACTGCTAATTTACCTGCCATTACAGCAATAGCAGCGCCGGCAATAGCGGCAGCCTTGCCTACCTTTGAGAATCCGGCTTCGACTTTATCGCCGAATGTTTGTGTCTCTTGGCTTGCGCTGTTTAAGCCTTTTACGAGGTCTGCGGTTTCCGCAAGGATTGAGAGTTTAAGGGTACGACTGCCGGCCATTACTTATCCCACTCTCTCAGTATGCGGTCGAAGGATTCTTCCCATTTACGAATCAACTCTTGCTGGTTTTCTGTAAGTGTCGGGTAAATGAAATAACCCTGATTGCCTCGGCCTAGTCTTGGCGTACGGCGTGGGAATTGCTTAAAGCGATTAGATCCGAATTCCATGCCAGGCCAGAGTTGCTGGGTAGTTGCTCCGCCAGAATATTTCTGTGAAGCGAAGCCAAACGATAACTCGCCTATTTTGCTCGACTTAGCAACGCGAGCGCCTTCGGCAATACGACGGGCAGAAGCTCCAGCGATTTTGCGGGTCTGTGCCTTCTGGATGATTTTATCTTTGAGCATCTCAGCAATTTCAGCGCTTGCCGCTTTAGCCTGGTCTATCGCTTCAGCATCCATAGCCTTAAACGCTTTAGTGATGCCGCGAAGTTCAGAGCGGTCATACGCTATTCGAGCGTCAGCCATGTCGTCGCTTCTCCAGAATCTCTATCGCGGTCAATATATCTTCGGCGTTCTGCCATTCGCTCATCGGGATACCTGTAGCGATAGATAACTCGATAAGCGTCCGGTTTATGCTTCCGACTGGGTAGCTTTTGGGTCTGCCTCACCGACTTCGATGTCCTCGATACCGAGAATCCATGTCTCATAAGGTTTGACTTGCTTGGCGTTCGTGGATCTAACCATCGCGGTATAGGCCAGGAACATTAGGTCATTCATGCCGATAGTGTCGTTCTGTCGAATCGTCTTACCGGTTTTGATTTCCCATTTAGCCCAGTCTGGCGGGTTTACGACGTAAGTCGCTTCATCGCCTGTATTAAATTTTATCGTAATTGGTAGTTTCATTTGTTAGCCCCGATTCTTTATTAGCTGAAGTTTTCGGCTGGTGTTCCGATAACCATGAAGTTAAAGGTTACAGTTTGTGCTTCTGGCGCGGTACCGCCTACGCTTGGATACTCTGGAAAAATCTGAAATGAAAACTGAGCGCCAGTTACAGCGGTAAGAACTGTGTTAATACCGGTATCTGGTGCTGATTCAGCGGCACCCCAAAGGATTTCGCATAGTGATCCCGCTGCGCCCCAGTCTGCGAGCATTTCTACTGCGAAGCTCCAGGTGTCGTCTGTGGTCTTGTAAGCCTTGCCATCGAGTGTCTGAAAAGTCTCGCGGGTGCGAGCGTTGCTCAGTTCTGCGGTGGTAGCTTGTGCGTCGAAATTGTTACCACCGATGGTAAAGGTAACATCGCGACCCGTAATTACTGTGGTAGCCATTTCTTCTCCTTAGTTGGTCTGCGTGTAGTAGGTGTAAACATTTATATCGGCAGATAGGACATTTGATGCGCCTACCTGAACGATTTGTGGTGTTTCAATTTGTCCTACTACATATCCGGCAGGTATTACCGCCAGAATGCTGATAATGAGCTTCTCTAGGTTGTCTAGGGATGCTGGGTTGGAATTATACGCGACGGCTGCGGTAATTTTGTAATTGAGCATTACTTTCGTCGTCGCTTTGTTAATAAGATTCGGCTCCATGTATGGAGAGCCAGGAACGATAACTACAGCCGGCGGAATGATTGCCTCGGGTACGTAAGAGTAAACAGATCCAGCGACAGAGTTGAGAGCTGTGGCGAGTGTGCCTCGTACGTCGGCAGAAATGGAGGATGGCATTACTGCGCCAGCGTTTCTACGTCCACCATGTTGCCGAGCAAGCCTTGAACGCGGCTGTAAAGACTACGACCCATTCTGTATGGCGTTGCGGTGAAATCTACGCCTTCAATTTGTCCGCCAGGAGCTGTGCGTGATTGGAATACTTCGACGGCTACGACTAGGACGGCAGATTCTACGTTTTGGTTATTGGCGTAAATAGTGGCGGCATCTTTGCCGGAAAGTGTGGCGCGACCTGTTGGGATTATTGGTCTGCGCTCGATGTCTGCGTTAGTAATGCTCTGAGTAAAGACTTGCGAATAAATAATATTAAAGCCCATGCGATTTACTGTGTAGAACGTTGCGATGTCGTCGGTTACAGCGCGAGAACCATCGAAAGGCGCTCCGACATTGTTAATCACTACAGTTTGACCTTCGACGAATCCGTGAGGACGTACTGTGTAGAAGTAGGCGACGTTATCAACTAATTCAACGCCTTGAATCGCTGCCTCATGCTCAGTTAATAGCGGAAGGATTACCCCTTCAGCGGTGTCGATAATGCCATCAAGATATGCGTCATTGTAAAGCGAAGAGCTAACGCCTAGCACAGAGCGTAGTTGCGACGCGGTAACGATGCTAGGCATTAGATCTCCTTACGAGCGAGAGAGAGGCGCTCGGGGCAACACGCCTCCCTCTCAGATTAGTTTGATTTAGACGATGTCGAGTGTGCGGAATGAAGTTGGGTACTTCGCGCAAGTTGCGACATATCCATAAACGCCAATTTCTACTTCGCCGGTTGATACCACGTTGGCGCGGATTTGTTGTGCTGGGGAACGATAGAAAGTAGCAGCGTCAGAGCTGTAAATGATTCCTTCGTATCCTCCACCAGTATCTACGTTTGGATCTACAACAAGTTGTAGTCCTGCGACAGTTCCAGCGGTTGAACCCTGGCTCATGAGACCAGCTGCGTTTTGTGGAGCAGCAGCGGCAAAGAGTGGACGGCCTGAACCATCAACAGCAGCGAGAAGTGAAGCAAAGTTGCCAGTATCAGCAAGGAAGCGGTTAGGTGTTTTGCGAAGGATGCCATAAGCATCGGCAATACCATCAGCAATAGCAGCGTAAAGAGTTGCGCCAGAGGAAACTACAGTTCCGGTTGTCGCTACTGTGAAAGCGTAAGCGTCAGCCTTCTGCGCCCATGAAGCAGCAAGTTCGCGAAGCAATACATCAAGGTAAGCAGGATCTGAACGCTCAAGAAGCTCTACAGATACTTTGTTAGCGCCAGCAATTTTGACTACGTCAATTTCTTTGCTGGTAATTGTGGTATCGGTTGAATCGAATTCGACAGCCTCAGCGGTTTGCGCTGTGGTTGCTTGAGTTCCGAGTAATGGGCGATAGAACTTCATGCCAGTAGCAGGAAGTACGCCTTGCTCGATGGACATAGCGAAAGGCATGGAATCATCAATAATGCCGATGATGTCGCGGAGATATGTTGGAGGTACTACGCCGATATTCTCGGTTGTAGTAGCAGCATCGAGAGCAGCAACGATATCGCGAGCATTGCTGTCGCCGCGTTGCGCTTGGATCTGTGCGAGTGCGTACTGTCCGGCGGAAATGTTCATGTTTACGCGAGGTGCGGTGTAAACAGGAGCATTGACGACAGGAGCAGAAGCCTCGACCTTTTGTGCTTCGACCGAAACCTCAGGCTCGGTCGTCTTTGGTGCTTCGGTCATTTCTTCTTCTTCCTTTTCGGGATCTTCCGAGGCAGCTACCTCAGAAACTCTCGCGCTGTCGATGGCCGGACTTTCGACCAGGCTGACTTCTACGAGATTACTTGAGAGGACGCGGAATGCGCCATCTTCTTCTTTCCATTCGTTGAGCTTGATGCCCACCGAAAATCCATCGCGCAAGCCCATAGCGGCTTCTTCTAGCGCGGCATCGCCTAGATATGTTTTGGCGATTTTAAATGTTGCGTCAATGCCTACAGGTTGGCCGTCTTGATCTTTTACATGATTAAATTCAAGAACACGACCGATAGGCTGTGTCGTTTGATGCTCTAGCAATAATTTAACAGGCTTAAGAGCGATAGAATCCTGGGCGAAAATAGTCTTGCCCGCGTTAGTAAATCCGGCCTCATTCCAGGTAACGACGCGACCAGTAATGGTGCGCGAATCGCTGTCTGCGGCCAGAATGTTCATCGGCATGTTTATTTTCATTTGATTAGATCTTCTTCCTCTCTTGCTTCCTCGATGGTCATAATTCCCGACCGAACGAGAATTTCTAAAGTCTGCGCGCGCTCTAATGGATTGCCGCGTAGGAAATCATCCATATCGAAAACGACCTCTTGCGTATTGGGCGTGAAATCCGGCATGGAAAGACGTTGCTCCAAGCTGCGAAGCAGCGGGCGAAGTGAGAAATCGACAAGGGAACGGCGCTCGCTAACGACATTGGAATAAGTCATCGAATTAACATCTGCCGATAAATACCAGGCAGGGATTCCGACCAGGCGAGAGATTTCAGTCGCAAGATATTGGCGAGCTTGATTAAGCTGTAGTTTTTCTGGGTCAAATCCTACTGCCGTCATTTCTACATCAGCATTTAGAAAAGCGGTAGCGCGAGACTGGCGGGAAATCTTCCACGCATCGAGAAGCTGACGAATACGATCAGCGGGAAGGTTAGTGCCGGTGGACTTTAATACCATCGAAGGCGTTGGTTCGTTAGCGAAGTTATACGCTGTTTTTTCTAGCTCTAACGCTGTGCGAATCGTACGGCCGCCGATATTTAGAATGCCATCACCAGCGGGAAACGCGATGATGCTTCCGACACCTGTAAGCGGCACATTGCCACCATCAACTTGATATCCGATAACTTCAGTACCTAGCGCGTTATATTGTGGCGTAATTCTTTCAGGCGCGATTCGCGTCCATGCTTTAATTCGGTTAGGAAATTCTTGATAGATTTCCATAACTTGACCATAGCCGACACCGAATAGCTTCATGTCCTGGACGAGAAAGTGATAAACAATAGATCCAGGTACACGCGGGTCGGGTTGGTTAATTACTCGCGGTGATTCTACTTCTGTATAATCAGACTTTAGTTTCGTCTCCAATGGAATGCTCGCGATAGTTCCTGCGATGATTCCTAAGCCTCGCGCTACGGCCGGAACCTGTAGCGCTTGCTCTCGCGTACAAGTGAGAGCAAAGGATCCCCAGCCTAAAGGCGCGGAGATATTTAATGGCGCTAGACCGGCCTCAATATCGACGGACTGGCGTTGGGTCAGCGCGGAAGAAATCCGATTTTGGTTATCGGTAACGCGAAAGAAATCTAAGATAGCCATATAGCGTAAAAGTGTACCATAGTCAAATATCAGCCTATAAGAATATCAACATCGGCCATCGGTTTAGACGCATCGTGTATCGCCATAGCGCAAGCGACGGCAGCGGTAGCGTTATCGTTGCTCGCTCTCCTTCCGATAATCCATCCCCCATCGCTAAAATTGACCCGCGCGCATGAGGCAATAGCCTTGTTAAAATTATTTTGGTCGGCATGGACTAAGCGACCATTTTCCATAGCTCCTAGCATTTCGTCGCAAGCCTGAGCGAATTCTCGCCCATCGACTGCCTTACATTGGATGCCGGCTGCCTGTAATCTGGCCGCTACGCTTGCTCCGGTGTTTTTGCTAAACGACACATGGCTTACATCGTATTTTCGAACCCAGGGAGCGATGGCATTTGCTATCTGTAGATCATCAAGCGCGGTCTGACTGTCGAATTCGTGAAGCAAGCCTACGGCTATCTTTCCATCGACAATTTGAGCAGCAACTAAAGCGCACCTGTCGCGTCGAGGCGTCAAGTCAAACGCCAGGAATGTCTGGCGATCATTAGTCAGCTGAAGATTTTGGTCTGCGCTATTGCTCCAGGCTCCAGGCGACCATGGGCTGACCATAGTATCGACCCAGATTCCTAGGTTCTCAGTTAAGACTACGGCCTCGGGTTCATTCTTTACGGCCATAAGGTTTTCGTAATGAATGGATCTACCCATCGCGGGGTTCGCTTGCTTCCACGCGTCCATATCGTCTAAGTGTGAGCCAGGTTTTGCGCTCCACTCCATCCAGAGCAGAGAATCCTTTACGCCTTCTACTGTGTGATGCCCACGCTCGCGTAACTCGTTAAGTACCACGCTCGTCGCGTCGCCAGCGTTCGAGAATGCCCACAGCTGCGGATTTTTGGCGGCTAATTGCGTCCTGGAAATAGCAGACCAGGCGGCGTAATCTTTATGCTCGCGCAACTCGTCCAAGTAGATAGATTCAGCTCCGGCGTAGCCTCGACCGGCGGCATTATTGGCGACTACCTTAAATCGCGAGCCGTTGAGCATCGTGATTTCTTCCTGGCCATTAACGCGGCGGATATTCTTTACTTGGCTCGATAGCCAGTCGTAATTCTCAAAATACTCGACCACTTGATTAAAATGCTCCAGCGAAATCGCTAACTTATGGGCGCTGAGGATCTGTAGCTTTTCTTTCCACTCAGTTAGCCCCTGGATTATGCGTAGGCGCATGATATGGCTCTTGCCATTCTGCCTACTGACCAGAATGCCAGCTTGGGAAAATGCCCACCTGCCATCCGGCCGGTATCTATGCGCTTCTATGGCTACGAGTTCCTGCCAAGGCATTAAAGGCTGTTCTAAACGCTCAGCTAATTCGATTAGCTCATTCCCACGCGTCGGAAGCTCGCTGGCGAATGGCGTATGTACGCGAGGCTCATTACTACCCAGCATCAGTTCGGTTACGTTGGAAGTCATAAGGGATTCATCATAGCGAATCGGGGTCAGCGAAAGGCGATGGGGTTCGTTTGGACTGGTCTGGGGAGAAAAAGGAAAATGGGGGTCGTGGTTCTTCTCCTTTTC